CGTTATTATCGTTCTCTATTTGACCTGCCAAAGATAATGTTGCTATCACTAATGTTGTTGTGAATACTCCATATATAATCTTTTTCATTTTTTTACCTCTCACTTTTTATACTGTTGCTCTACCATCTTATCCCATAGTAGTTGTTGTGCTAAACCGTTGCGTAATCCTCTTTTACTATTTGGGATTGTTGCATCGGGTATTTCTCTGTCAGCGTAGAAGGATACCTCTTGGATTGTTTGTTGCGTATATGCTTCGAATTCCTCATTCGTATTCATACTAGCAACAACCTCTGACTGACTTACATCACTTTCAGAAAGCGCATCCGTTTCAGCATAACTTTCTTCCGTAATCTCTTGTACTATCTTTTCATCACCAACGCCTTGGTCGCCCGAATCTGCTAGACGTTCCACGTTGATGTTTCTTATTCTGTCCCTCAACATTCTCTTTGCGAAGGACTCGTGTACTTGGTTTTGTTCTTCTGCCATCACACCCACTTTGGTGTTGTCTGCTATGATTTCTATACCACCAAATACAGATTGCAAATCTCTTGTTGGGTCACCACCAGTTGCGGATGGGTTCTGAGATTGTTCGGGTGCTTCAACCACAATTTGGTAAACCATTCCATCAATCTCTGCCAACATACTGTAACTTCCATCTGCTTGCGGTCCGAAATCTGATTGACTCATTGAATCGGGAACACCACCATTCGGCAGTTGAGCGGCAGATGTAATCTCTACTGAGGATTCTGTACTACTGTAAGAACCATCATCGTTTGCGGTAGTACCATCGTCACTACCTGTCATTGCAGAACTTGATTGGGAAATCGAATTTGCAACAACGCTTGGAAGTGGGGAACCACTTGGATTAGTTGGGTCACCACTTGCAGTTGCAGTTGGGTCGTTAGGGTCGCTTAATCCAGTAGGGTCACCTACACCATTTGTCATTTCGTTTCCAACAATACCCAATGATTGCAATACCCCCAACACTTGAGATGGAGACATTTTTGTTAAGTCCATTGAGTTTGCTTGTTCAAGTTGTGCTTGTTGTGGGTCTTCATTTTCCACAACTTCTGCAACTTCTTTCATTGCTTCTGATGCAGTTGTAGTCTCAACTGGCGCACTTTGAGTTTGCTCTGTTAGTGTAATATCTGTTACACTAGCACCAGAATTACTATCAGTTGCACTTTGAGTTTGCTCTATTGGTGTAATATCTGTTACACCAGTATCAGAGGTTGCACTATCGTCAATCCCAGCAGAAGCAATTGATGTTTCATCAACAGAACCATCATTCGCAATTGCACCACTACCAGTATCAACATTAGAACCATCATCTGTACCATCATTGCTATCTGATGAAGATGGTGATACAATGTTTGCAAGAGCATATGCTTCTGCATAACCTGAACATGTTGGGTCGTACAATGCATCGGCAGTACACATCATATTCAGATATGCTTCTGCATACCCAGGACAATCTGTGCTTGATAGTGGGTCAGACATACAAGCATCTACGGAATAGATGAGATTGATTGAATATTGTCCGAATTCAGGACCATACCAACCTGCCCAATATCCAACATCATCACCATACGCAAAAAGCGAAACCGAATTTAATTCGTCTGCAAGGTGTGGCGACTTGAACCATTCAGTTCCACTAAACCAAGTCCAGTTGTCAATGTGGTAACTATAATCATATTGTCTACTCTCTACCACTTGGTTATTGTTGTCGTAAAACTCTACAGTAATAATAAGAGGGTCGGATATACTTCTTCCGTTTGAACTTTCATAGTTAGCATCTGCGTTTTTGACAGTCCAAGCATACCGATATCCCTCAACAGATATACCAGTGTTGGAAGCAAGTATTGACGCAACAATGGCAATGTTCTGTTCTAATGTTCCACCACCATACCCCCAACGAATAGTACCATCTTCACTAAACGAAGGATTATATCCACCTTGGAGTCCTCCCCAACAAGAACTACTTGAACATTGGGTTACACTTCCACTCCAATCTTGGACGGTATTACCGAGGATGTTGCCAGTTTCTTCTGCTAATGCATTAAAGCAAGAGCAAAAGTAAACCAACAGAACCAACGCCCCATAGGAAACCTTTTTGGGTATCATTGCGTCTTCCTTCCTCTTGTATATTCACAGGGTTATCTTGAGGATTTTCATCCCATGCTTGCGCTGCTTCTGCACCAATCATCCCGTTATAAGGACAAGGTGTACCTGCCATTTTCATTGCATTGAACACACGTTCATCTTGGCATAGTGTAGAAACCGCCGCAACTTTCATTCCCATGTCATAGAGGGTCTTAGATAACTTCAAACGTTCACAGTTCATATCTCTATAAGTCGAACCAGCGGCAAGACCTAGAATCTGAGTTTGAACCGCACCACTTACACCAACCGCACACAAGTCACTATTAGTAGCATTTACTGATGGAGCAATCGCAGTAGGCGGGGGAGACTTAATCTCTTGCTCAATCTTTTGTTCACTATAGTTGTAGTTCTTGTTTGTGTTGTTATTGTTATTTGTGTTGTTGCTAGTAGTATTGTTTGTATTGTTATTGGTATTTGTGTTGTTGCTTGTTATGTCGGAAGTATTATTATTTGTGTTGTTATTAGTATTGTTACTAGTAACGTTCTGGTTCACATTAGAGTTTTCATTGATTGTTGTGTTATTAGTATTATTGTTAGTGTTAACATTATTACTAGTTGAATCAATTGTTGATGTGTTGATGTTATTGTTGGTGTTGTTAGTCCCCCCACTCAATATGTTATTATTGGTGTTGATATTGGTTGACGTAGAATCTATCGTGCTGGTGTTAATATTGGTGTTGGTATTATCAGTACCACCACTCAAAATGTTGTTGTTAGTATTCGTAGACGTTGTAACATTAGTGTTAGTATTGTCAGTTGTACTAGTCAAATTTGTAGTATTCAAGTTCGTGTTTGTGTTAGTATTAACGTTAGTGTTAGTGCTAGTCACATCCGAAGTTGAAGTAGTTGTTGAAGTATTTGTATTGTTGGTTGTACTATTCACCGTAGTGTTGTTGGTGTTAGTATTATCAGTAACAATTGCCTCTTGAGCAATTGCGGGTGACCCAACAAACAATACTAAACAAGCAAGTACCGTTAGTTTTCTCATTGGAGTTACCGCCTTTGTTTGTTATTATAATTTTTGTGAGGTTTTTTGGCAGTCGTTCCATAAATATTTTATGATTTCACCCTTGACACGCCTCTCTTTTTGTGCTATACTGCTACAGTTAACAATAAAGGAACAGACTTTTGACTCATACCTCAAGAAGAAAAAAATCTTATTCGTTAGTATTTATAGGTTTGGGCGTTTTTATTGCCCTTGGATTTGTATTTAATGCACATGAAATGCAGGCATCTGAGGCATCCCCCCCAGTTGTCGAAGTTACAGTTCCAGAGATTACAGAACAAAATATAGAAATGCTTGATGCAGAAGGTTTGCGTTGTCTTGCAGAGAACATCTATTTCGAAGCAGGTAACCAACATACCGCAGGGATGGTTGCGGTAGCAAATGTCACTCTTAACAGAGTACAAAGTAAATCCTTTCCTAACGATATCTGCGGAGTCGTGAAGCAAGGTCCCACTCGCCCGAGTTGGAAAGAAGGTGCGCCCCCAGTACCTATCCGTGACAAGTGTCAGTTCTCTTGGTACTGTGACGGTAAGTCTGATGAAGTGTTTGACGGAACAACATGGGATAAGACCCAGTTTGTCGCACTGTCTGTTTATCTTGCATACTTAGATAAAAAAATGCTTGACATTACGGACGGGGCATTGTATTATCATGCAGACTATGTGAGACCTCGTTGGGCGAAACACATGGAACGCACATCAAAAATTGGTGAGCATATTTTTTATAGGTAAGGAAAAAAATGAACGTAAGAATGATTTCGTATTCGCAGGTACCAAAGGACGCATTCATTGGATTGGATGACGCTCAAGAGTTAATTGCGTATTGTGCTAGGGTGAGCAATCCTACTAATCAGATGAACAAGGAGACAAGTGAGAAACTAATCAAGTATCTCATTAAACATAAGCATTGGTCTCCACTTGAGATGGTGAGCGCATGTCTAGAGATTGATACCACTCGTGACATTGCACACCAGATTGTGCGACACCGAAGTTTTGCATTCCAAGAATTCTCTCAACGATATGCAGACCCAAAGGATATGGGAGATGCATTCTTGATTCGTGAAGCACGATTGCAAGATACGAAGAACCGTCAAAACTCTATTGACATGGATACGACAGACGCAACTCAACGTATCATTGCAGAGACTTGGGCAGAAGCACAACAAGAAGTTATTGACCTTGCCAAGCGCACATACGAATGGGCAATTGACAATGGCATTGCAAAGGAACAAGCACGGGCAGTTCTACCAGAAGGTTGTACTAAGACCCGACTTTACATGAACGGAACACTACGTTCATGGGTACACTACATCGAACTACGTTCTGCGAATGGTACGCAGAAAGAACATATGGATATTGCGATTGAGTGTGCGAAGGTGATTAAGGAAGTGTTTCCAGTTATCGAAACTATGAAGGAGTGAATATATGGATGAAGAAGTAAAAATCATTGAGGTGAAACGCAAACCCCCAATGGCGTATCCAAAGATGTATCATGCGACAAAAGAAGAGTGTGAGAATCCAAAGTATCGGAGTGCATCCCCTCACATTAAATATCCAACCATCTCTGCATGGAGAAAACCATAATGGAAGCAGTAGAGATTCCTATGACAAAAGAAGAATTCAATACAAAACTTACACTATATGTGGGTGAGTTTAATATGGATTATATTGATGCAGTATGTAAACTATGTGAAGAAGGTGGACTTGAGTATGAAATGGTACCTAAACTGATTGATGCTCGTACCAAGATGTACATCGAAAACGAGTTCCGTGAGAATAACTACCTACCGAAATTGGCGCAACTACCACTATGACTATGACAGGGTTCGAAGCATACAAATTATATCTCGCAATAAAAAATCATTTTTCGCTTGACAATTATGATTTTTTGAAGTATAATGGTCGTGTTTCTGCTAGTGAAGGTTCTTTTGCTAAACGCAAGGATAAGTTCTTCTTCACTAAATTGGGACGTAGGTTTGAAACGGTGGAGTTGAAAGACTTCCTCGTTGCAAACTTCTTTGAGAATGAAAAGATTTGGGTTGGGAATCTGCTTGACGAAAAACACTTGGACGTTTTTAAGAAATGGCAGAAGAAGCAACAATCCTTAACGTATGTCGTTAAGTCAGATTTCCAAACCCTACTTTCCTTTATGGACAACCATGACGTTTCGTTTGACAGATTGTTTGAAGTAAGGGAACATGAACTACCCCTACTGTTGCAGTTGCAACAAGAAGGAACGATTGAAGTCGAGACTTTGATTGCAATGGATAGGGTGTTTGGTTTCTTTAAACGTTGGGACAAGAGCATTGATGATGAAGTCTTCTATCCGATTGTCCGTAAGCGTATAAGGAAGTATGAGGGGTTCGTTGAGATTGACGTACCCAAAATAAAAATGCTTATGAAGGAAATTTTCACTTGACAAGAATGCAAATCTGTGGTATTATAAATACTACGATACATTATGAAAACGTGGATAAATCGTAAACATAGCAATACAGTAAACAAATGCAATACAAAGGAGAATACATATGTCTTTTGCATCACTTAAAAAATCTTCTGGTTCTTTCGCTAAACTGCAAGCAGAACTAGAAAAGCAATCAACACCTGCACAAGGTGGTCAATCAACCGAAGACCGTTTCTGGAAACCAGACGTAGACAAAGCGGGTAACGGTTACGCAGTAATCCGATTTCTTCCAGCACCAGAAGGCGAAGACCTACCATGGGTTCGTGTCTTTGACCATGGGTTCCAAGGTCCTGGTGGATGGTACATCGAAAACTCTCTCACAACTATTGGTAAGCAAGACCCAGTTTCAGAGTACAACTCTAAACTATGGAATTCTGGCGTAGAAGCAAACAAGGAAATTGCTCGTAAGCAGAAACGCCGACTCAAGTACATTGCGAACATCGTAGTTGTTTCTGACCCCAAGCATCCTGAAAATGAGGGTAAGGTATTCCTCTATCAGTTTGGTAAGAAAATCTTTGACAAGATTACTGAGGCAATGAACCCTCAGTTTGAAGATGAGTCACCAGTTAACCCATTTGATTTTTGGGAAGGTGCTAACTTCAAGTTGAAGATTCGTCAAGTAGAGGGTTATCGTAACTATGACAAGTCTGAATTCGATTCTCCATCTGCGCTATTGGATGGTGACGATGAAGCACTTGAAGGTTTGTGGAAAACACAATACTCACTAACAGAATTCCTTGATGCTAAGAACTTCAAGTCTTAC